ATTGTATTTTCTGCTTGCTCGGCTCACTCCATATTTCTTTGCGTAATTCATTAAGGATTGACGAAACTTCATATCTTGTGTTATACTATTCATGAGAGATAGGCTTCCTTTCTGATTTGTATTTGTGTGGTAACTTTATTTTATCAGATTTTTGCCTATCTCTCTTTTCTTTTTTCTTAATTTTGTCCAATATCTATTGTAGCACTACAGCTCTTTGTGCTTAAATTTACACAAAGGGCTTGACTTTTTTTGTGATTACTTGTATAATAGTATAGTTGACACAAGGAGATGTACCCAAGTGGCTGAAGGGTCCGCACTCGAAATGCGGTAGTACGGCAAAACCGTAGCGAGAGTTCAAATCTCTCCATCTCCGCCAAACGAACAAAAACCACCGTATTTACGGTGGTTTTCTTTTGTATACACGATTTTTACACGATTGTGTTCAATATCTTCACCGCACGTTCTTCCTCTCGTGGGTAGAGGTGCGAGTAGGTGTTCCATGTCATTGATATGTTGGAATGTCCAAGACGTCTTGCTATCTCCTGAATGTTTATGCCCTCATTGGCAAGCAGGGAAGCGTGGCTGTGACGGAAGTCATGAATACGGATACGTTTGACACCTGCCAAGTCTGCAAACTTCTTGTTTGTCTTTTCAAGGGACGTGTCACGGATAGGACGCTCACCGCCGCAGATGTACATATCATCACTGAACTTTGGCACTGCTTTCTTACAGCGTTCGTAATGTTCGGACAGCACTGCTCTTAACGGCTCTGGTATCTGTATCGTCCGTATGCTTGGCTTGTTCTTTGGTGGTGTGATACGATCACCGCCTTTGAGCTTCTGAGCAATGCTCTTGGTGATGGATATGTAGCCGTCTTTTATATCCGTCCATTGCAGGGCGTATATCTCTCCTTTTCGCATACCCATATAAAACGCTATGTTGAAAAATACATAGTAGTTCCATTCGTACATTGAGCCGCCGTCCTCTGCTTCCTGAGCATAATTCTTAGCTGCCGATATGTATTTCTTGAACTCGTCAGGCGTGTAGAAAAGCATTTCTTTCTTGGCTTCAAGGGGTGCTTTGAAGTTGCCTGCGGTGATAACGGGGTTTTTCGGAATGTATTCCATTTTCACAGCATAGTTCATCATTGCACGAAATTCGCCGTAAATGTTCTTTCGAGTGACGATAGCCAATCCCTGTTCTGACAGCTCCTGTTTCCACTTCTGCACCATTGGTACGTTCAGATTATCTATCCTCACGCTTTCAAAGGTGGGCAGGACGTTCTTTTTCAGTATTCTTAGGGACTTGTCCAGTGATGTTTCACGGACCTCTGAACGCTTGGCGGTGATGTACTCCGTGAATAGCTGTCCGATAGTCATTTTGGGAGTTATCTCTTTCGCATTGAGCTTTTGTGTAAGCTGGAGTTCAAGCTGCTTAGCCGCCTCTGCACCAAACACCACACGGTCTATCTGATGAGACTTTCCAAAACTGTCCGTATAATTGATACGCACACGATATTTTTGCAGACCGTCTTTTCTGATGTTCTTTCCGTTCTTGTCCGTCATTTTGTAGATCGGCATAAATATTCCTCCTATTCTTGACACTTCCTCGAAAGTGTGCTACAATAAAAGGGCAAAATTCGCCCTTTCGTGGTTGAAGTGGGTGTGAATTTTAATCGAGCTGATACTGTCAATATCAGTTCACCTGTCCTCTGAGTGCTGTCAACGCTCGGAGGACTTTTTTTGTTATGTAGTTGCTTCGCTGTATATGATAGGTAAAAAGTCTGTTTCGTTTATTATCTTGACTTTCTTGCCTGCTTCTTGAAGCTCTCTTGCTTTGAGTACCTCAGAGCCGTAATTGCCGTATGACCAATCAGGACTGCCGTAAGCTCCTACTACAAGATAGTCAGTCTTGCCACTTACGGACGTTCGGATAGTTGCACCCATTGCTTCATATATCGGCGTTATCTCACTTGTATCTCCGAGCTGACACTCGCCTGTGAAAACAAGCACCTTGCCGTCAAGGTTTATAAGTTCCTCTGATGAAACGTCCTTGTCAAACTCAGGCTTGCAAATATCATTGAAAACCTCAAGCATTTCATCAAGCTCGTGCTGTTCAAGTATGCCGTCTTCCAAAGCATTTTCTATTATTCTTTTCAGTTTATCGAAAGGATAAATATTGCAGAATTCCTCGTTGCAATCAAGCCAATCTTTCAGCTCCATAACTTCTTCGTCAGTAAGGATATTGTCGTCAGTAATATCCAACAGCATTTCCTGTAGTTCTCGTATGGCTTTGGTCTTTGCTGAGTAGCGAACGTTATAGCTATTCTTTTTCAACGTGAATTTTGCGTGATTATGTATCTTTGGCGTCGCTTTCTCGCTCAGCTTTTCAAATATCTGCTGAGTTGCCAACACATCAGACAATGCACGGTGGGCAGAGTCATTGGTGACATTAAGTTTCCTGCATAGCGTACTCAGCTTGTGATTTTCAAGTTTTGGAAACACCTGTTGAGAAAGCTCCAACGTATCGCATACTTTATTTTTATAAGGTAGATTAAAACGCTGACAAGCTGCCGAAATAAACTGACTGTCAAAATCAATGTTATGTCCTACAAGTATATCGTTCCCGATAAATTTCAAGAACTTTGGAAGCACAATATTTATACTTGGAGCGTCCGACACCATTTCATTTGTTATCCCTGTGAGATCTTCAACTTCCTCTGGTATTCTTTTCTTCGGCTTAACAAGCTGCTTAAATGTGTCAACTATCTCAGAGCCTTCAACAAGCACCGCTCCAAATTCTGTGATAAAGTCATACTGTGGGTTTAGCCCTGTTGTTTCAAGGTCGATGACAACATATCTGTTTGGAGTGTTAGCAATTTTCCGCTTATGTTCCGCTCTTGAATTGACTTCTCTTGCAGGAACATCTTCGCCTTCCGAAAAATTTTCAGATGTATCTATACTTATGGTATTTCTTTTTGTGTCCGTCTGTTTTTGAACTTCCTGCCATGTTATCTCTTTATTGCGTTCTTTCTTATTATGATAGTACCTTGCAACGCAGATAATAGCAATAACGGCGGCTATTATCACAAATGGCACGTTGTCGCCTCCTTTTTATATTCACATTGTCTCGACTTCTTCAAGCGCATCAAAGCTGAAAAAGTCACCTCTGACTATATGCTCCATTTCGTGAGCTATAGTCTTTTTTTGTTCCTCATAGGATAGCCTAGAGTTTATGTATATATTATAAAATCCGTCAGAATCCATTGCTGTCACTCCCTTTACCGATATGGGCAAAGGAACGTATCTAATGCAATAATCCAATCTATTCACTATCCTTTTGCATACGCTTTAAAATCTCAACTGTAGCTTCTATATCCTCTTTGGTGACGTTCTTTGACACACTAAAGAGGATCTTCATTTCTGGTCGTGTTCTCAGCTCATCTATTATATCTCTTGTTTCGTCATCAAGATAGATAGGCTCGTTGTGCGCTTCGACCTTGATACTCTCATCACTGTTTTCAGTAAAATAGGTAATAGGCACATTAAAAAAGTCTGCTATCTTCCGGAGTTTGTCAAGCTTAGGTTGACTCTTTCCTCTTTTCCATTCGCTAAAAACAGACTGACTTATTCCAGTTTCTTTTGATACCTTATACGCAGAAACTCCATAATCTTGTAGCAGTTTGCTAAATTTTTCGTACATAAATTATACACCTTTCACAAAAATTAAATACTTAGAAAATTCTAAGTTAAAAAGTGTTGACAGGTTAGAAAATATGATGTATACTATGTACATACTTAGAAAAACGAAAGCGTATTCACCGGCAAGTGATTTTTGTTTTCTATGGTATGTAAAATAATATGCTGCGGATTTTCTCCTGTTGATATTCTAATTATATAGGAAATCCTAAGTATATTAAATACAAATGATGTTATGGAGGTGTAAATAATCTATGTATGAAACGTTTGCGAAACTGCTTTCAGAACGTGGCATATCCACTTACAAAGTCGCACAAGATACAGGTTTGTCACAAACAATGTTTAGCGATTGGAAAAATGGAAAGTCTAAGCCAAAAGTCGATAAGCTTAAAATACTTGCCGATTACTTCAGTGTAAGCCTTGAAACATTTGTTGAGTAGATTATACTACTTTATTCAAGTGATGTCAACAGCTAGTAGTCCGTTTGAACGGACAGAAAATGAGGTGTGAGAAAGTGGAACAAAAAATTATTGCTATTCCAAGAGGGTGTGACAATGCCAGAGTTGAACAGGTGATCGTAACAAGAGCCTTGAAAGGTGCAGGAACAGAAAATGACCCCTGTAGAGAGGTCATTCAGTATTGGACTCTTGACGGAGAGCTGATTGTAACAAGGTCACAATATGAGGAGTGCAAACGTTGAATTTGAAAAAGATAGCGTACTATCTCGGCATTGCGTTGTGTCTAGCAAGTCCGCTTGCATTCGGTATATGTATGCTAATAGGGCTCGACAACACAATTCCGTTGTCTCTCATGATAACTAGCAATGTTTGCAGGATATGTTCGCTGGAAGCAGAAATGACAGAAAACACAATGAGGAGTGACAAAGCAATGAAACTGTACAAGGTAACGACGATAGACCAGTATCATTATAAAAGGGTGTTCACAGTAGCTGCAAAGAGTCAGTACGAGGCTCTGACAAAGGCAAGTGTTAGCCCTCGTGAAACTGTCTTTACAATCGAGGAGGTGGACTAAATGAGGTCACCTGACATTGAAATGGCAGTGCGGCTGTACTATGAAAAGCCCGAAATAACCAATGCGGATATCAAGGAACTGTTCAGCACAGGTGAAACGCAGACTATCAAGATCAAGAAAGCGGTTAAGGAAGAAATGGAAAAGCGTGGTGTGAAGTCATGGCTGCCACATTCGGTCAATACCGAGATAGCCTACGAGGTGTGGGGCATTGATATCGACAACTTCGAGAAAAGGCTTAAAAAACTCCGCACGCTTTACGGAAAGGACGTGAGAAAATGATAGCCGTACTAGAGATAATCAGATGTGCCGCAGCGGTAGCGCTCTTGGTGGTGCTTGCAATGTATGTAGCGTACAGGTGGTATGCA